CCTGGTCTCTATGATGATGTTCGATTACAAAAAGAATTAAGGGAGAAGCTACGGGAGAATGACAACAAATATTATCAATTGCATATTGAATTGAAAAGGAGGGAAAAGGAGTATGGGAGTACAGACGTGCAGAGTGTGCGGGGATCAGATGTCGCTGACCCGGAAGGAGACGAGTTATTTATATGATCCCCACCGGTTTATATGTTCTGCACAATGTCTTCTGGAAGAAATACGAAGTCTTGAGAAAACAGAGCTACCTCAGAATGGGGTTCGTTGGTTTACCACCAACGAGTTGAAGAATCAACGGCTAGAGAGGCAGATATGGAGCAAGGATCTCAATGAGTTTTTTCGGTCTGAGTATGAGTTGATTGTGGCCGGTTTCCTTACGTATGCCAATGTCAATTATGTTTATGAGGCACTATCTGTGGCAGTAGGGAAAAAGCACTATATTCCTGATTTTTATTTGCCAGATAGTGGGGTATTGCTTGAGGTTAAGGGACTATGGATGCAGGGTAGTAAAGCAAAAATGAAGAAATTGGAAAAGGATCGACCGGATATACCGTTTTTGGTTGTTCCGTGGGTGTTGCGAAAATCTATTTTGGAGTATTTGAATAATGGGAAGAATCCTATCAGCTAGAGAAGCAAGTAAGGCTGAGCTGCTCCCAATTGAGCTGGATGGTACACCTGAGAGTATCGCGGCGCACCATCTTGAGGTAGGACGACGTTCCGAGACTCGACCTATTGGGCCTCCACGAGCATCGTCTCTCTATAGTTCATGTATACGATTTCATGGGATTGGATACAAATGCAAATATCCTGAGTATCAATCACTCAACGCCGCTATGCGAATAGTTTATGCGATTGGTAACGGCGTACATTTGTGGATTCAAAATTCAGATGATGTAATAGTATCGCCAAAAGTCGGTTGGTGGGAGTGCCTTGCTTGTGGACATACTTTTTGGTCCACAGGTTATCCGGATATTGATTGCCCAAAGTGTGGTGCTAGAAAGCGGGCGCTGAGGTATAAAGAACACTCGTTAAGCCTGTCTGCCCCGTACCAGTCAACAGGGCACCCGGATTTGTTCATTCAGGTAGGAAATTATGTACGTGTTGTCGAGATAAAGACCATTGCAGGGGATGCTTTTGGGAAGCTCTATGCACCGTTCATTGAACACCAATGGCAACTCCAGTATTATATGTGGGGATGTAGTGAAGATACTAAGTTACCAGTGCAGGTTGATCCGTATGTAGGCTACTGTGTTTATGTTTCCAAAGTGCCAAACTGGAAGTCAATTCCGTATAAGATGTTCGTTGTTGAAAAGAATACCAACGTGCTGCAGAGTGTAAAGAGAAAGTTGCTTGAGTTCAATGATATTCTTTCAGATGCCGGATTTGGTCGTATGCACAATGAATGCGTTGCTGATTTTGAATGTAGCCGAGCAAAATGGTGTTCAGTTCGCAAATATTGTACAGAATTCAGGGAGGCTGGTCTGTGAGTACGGTGCGGTCGCGTATACAGAAAGGGCGCTCGTTCCAAAAGAAGGTAGTAGAATTATTTAAGGAATGCTTTGATCTGGGAGATGACGACATACGAACACCAGTAGGCGCAGAGAATGGGCCTGACGTAATACTATGTAACGCGGATACTCGAAGTAATGTTGGCCTTGCAGTAGAGATCAAAAACCAAAAGAGTATATCGGTATGGCAGGCGCTGGAGCAAGCCAAGGCCCATGCAAAGGGCACCGGACTTGTTCCAGTGCTTGTCTTTCATCGATCGGTTTCGGGAAACAAGGACGTCTGGATTACGGTCCCCATTGAGCATTACCTGGAGTTGCGGAAGAAGTGCCCGGAGACCTCATAGATGTTAGAGAGTGGAACCATGAGCGACATTATGATGCCGTAACATCAATGCGTTGGATCAAATATACGGTTCTTAACCGGACGATGTATAAGACGAGGGGTTTGGCATTGTTTATTGATGAGTTACCGCATTGGTTTCACGCCTCGAATGTCATAACCCTGACAGACTATCAAAAACGTATCCACAGGCTATTTAATAAATATAGGAAATGCACTCCAAATCTAGGATTGTTGCTTATCCCAAAATATATTGAGTATGGAAATCCTGATATTGCGTGGTTGTATTGCGAGAGAAGAAACTTTTACGTGCCGGTGCAGGCCGCTTTTCTTTCTCTGCTAATATGTGTATATGGAGTTGTCACATTTTATTACAGAAAACCAAAATGGAGTATTTGGGTGCGTGCGCCACGTTATATGCGATCGCCAATGAGATCGGATGTTGTTGGATTAATAAGGGAGTACCGAGTTGAAGATGCAAAACTGCGATTGCCCCCTGGATTTTGATGGTGCAAAGGTCGGCTTCTTCGGAAGTTCAACTGCAAAAATCATATTCGTTGGGGAAAGCCCCGGCAAGCAGGAAGAGATACAGGGAAAGCCCTTTATAGGTAGGTCGGGTCAGCTACTTCGAGGTGCCATAAAGGATGCGGGCATTAAGCCTACCGCGTTCTGCTTTGCGAACTCTGCCCGGTGTCTTGTTGACACAAATAAGCTCACAAAGGGGGAGGTCAGGGATATAATAAAGCGATGCAGGCATTTCGTCGCTGACCTTATTACAAAGGTAAGGCCGCAGTTGATAGTGCCAGTTGGGGATATCGCTTTATACCAGATCCTACGGAAAGAGAAAATCACAAAACATAGGGGTAGGTTGTATTGGAGCGATGAGTTTGGTTGCTGGTGTTTTCCTATTTTACACCCTGCGGGCGTCCTGCGTGACCAGTCTCGGCTTGCTGTTTTCCAAAGCGACCTTTCGGTGATTGCGGCATTCCTCAATTCGGGGTTTGATCCTAAGTCGATCACAGGAGAGGTTACAATAGAAGATCCGGTGGCTTATTTTAATGAGATAAGGAAAGAGGCGGCGCAAGGCCCGGTGCGTGTTGCTTTCGATACAGAAACAACTGGGCTAGATCCCTTGACTTCACAGGTTATCGGGTTCTCATTTTCCGCACATCCGGGTCGGGGGGCGTTTTGTTGGTTGTTGGAGGCTGAAGAAGTCCCAGTTAAGGAGAATCTTTTCGAGAAGAGGTGGGAATACTCTAAGCCGAGGTCCGAAATATCACAAGAAATGAAAATACTGAGATTTCTGTTGGAGAACGATAATATTGAGTTGATAATGCAGCACGGGACGTTTGACCTGAGACATCTCCACCAGTTGCTTGGGTATCCTGTAAATAAAAACTATAAATTCGAGCTTCAGGCCGCTGCACATCTTTTGGATGAGGAGAGGTTCCGCACGCCGTCGCTAGACACCCTGAATGATGCTTTCGGGACATATGTATCTTCATGGAAGGATTTCGTCGGACAGGTGTTTGAGCTTGACCCTATTAGTCTTGAGAAATATGCTGTTGAGGATGCGGTTCGGACCTTAGATATAGGGGAGTGCCTCCGGCGACATATTTATAGGGAGCAAGTGCTTGGCAGGTATTTTGAAGAGGTAGCAATGCCAGCGTTGCGGGAGGCTTTACTTTCTCTTGAGATGAATGGAGTGGGGGTTGATGTAGGGGCTATTCCTGACCTGCGTTTTACTGTATTGAATAAACTTGAGTCAGCCGAGCAGGAGGTAATACGGTTGCTCCCTTTGGATATTATTGAAAAGCACAAAAGCAGTCTTTCTCTGACGCGCAAGGACATCATTCGGGATTATATATTTAGCAGTGGTAAGGTTCCAAGGGCGATGACGGAGAAGGGAGGATTGTCGGTAAATAAAAACTTTCTGGCAGGGCTTCTTTATTTGGATAGTACGCCGTATGCGATAAAGCATTTTATAAAAACATATCTCAAGTGGGTTGAATGGAACGGGTTGTTGAATAGGAGTATTGCTCAGATTGAGGAGTTTGTTGGTGCTGATGGTCGTGTGCACTCAAATTACACAATTTGCGGGGCGGTGACGGGCCGGGTGGCGAGTTCAAGACCCAACCTAATGAACATTGTTGCTAGGGGCGAGGCAGCTGGTATGATAAAGGGCTTGATCAAAGCTCCTCCAGGATACGTGTTGCTCGAAGCCGACTATAGCCAGGCTGAATTGAGATGGATCGCGCACATTTCAGGCGACGAGACGATGCAAGGTGTTTACCTGAGAGGTGAAGATATTCATACGAATACCGCTAAGGCGCTGGCGAAGGATTATGATAATTTACCGGATAGTGATAAAAAATCTGTCAGGACGAAGGCCAAAGGAGCGAATTTTGGGATCGTCTATGGTATTGGGCCTTCTGGTCTAAAGAAGTTCACACTGCAGGCGTATGGGCAGGTGATTTCTCTTGAGGAGTCACAGGGCATAATAGACAATTGGTTCCGGGAGTATCCTGGTGTGAAGCGCTGGCAGGAGGAGTCAGAGCGGTTTGTGAATTACCATGGATATATCGATAGCCCTCTGGGGAGGAGACGGCATGTCACAAACATACATCTGTTGTCGAAAAACGATCGGGGTCGGGCGGTGAGACAGGCGATAAACGCTCCAATTCAAAGTGCAAGCTCCGATACTGCACTACTCACATTGGTAGAAATTCTTCGGGATAAAGATTTGACAACGGATATTGTTCGGCCTATACTGTTCGTTCATGATAGTTTGACGTTCGAGGTTAAGGAGGAGCACTTGGAGGATGTGAAAAACAGGATACGACAACACATGGTGAACCCTCCACTCCATAGATTTGGAATTACGTTTGCTATTCCATTTGAGGTTGATATGGCATTTGGAATTAGTAAAAACGAGATGGTCGAGTTGAAGTAATTAATAAGAGGTGTGGGGGATGAATCAAGCAGAATTTGTAGCCAGATTGAAGCAGTATAATGCCAGTGTTCTTTACAAGACTGATGAGAAGGCAATCTTCTCTAGGCAGCGGGATGAGGACTTGTACAAAGATTTATACAAACATGGGGTGGTTATACAGCCTCCTTACGATTTCGGGTTCCTCAGATCGTTATACGAGGAGTCTGATATATTGCAATCGAGTATTGCTTCTATGGTGAAGAACGTTGTGGGCATGGGCTATACCTTCAATTATTTGGGGGAGGATAAGAATGTCGCCCCGGAAGACGAGGTAGATAAGGAGCGAATTCTCGACTTCTTTACCGAGGTAAATGAGTCCGATGAATGGACGGATGTCCTGTCTTGGTCGTGGGAAGACTTTGAGATTACTGGGTGCATGGCTCAAGAGGTGGTTCGAAACATGATGAATGAGATCATGTTTATTTATTACCATCCCGTCGAAAACTTACGCAAGGTCGTTGCTGATGATAGTGATTACGTTGAGGATACTATTAAAATCCGACGTGGTGGGAAGATTATCACAACGAAAACAATCGTCTTTTATAGGCGGTTTGTTGCTTTGCTTGCAAATGGCAGTCTCCGGTATTACAAGTCTTTTGGTGACCCAAGACCACTGCGTATTGACGGAACGTATTCAGGCAATGCAATGTTGGCGTCTGAGTTGATTTGGGTTGACAATAAGAAGGGCGCTCTGAAGTACGGCCTGCCAAGATGGATAGGTGCGACCTTCGACGTTGCAGGTCGTCGAGACGCACAAGTTCTAAATTGGGATGCATTAAGGTCACAAGGTATCTCTCCGATGGCGATTCTGGTAAATGGGCGGCTCACAGACGACTCATGGGATGAGATATGGAATATGATTATGGGTTCGAAGGGGGTCGAGAATTTCAATAAGATATGGGTCTTGCAGGTTGCCGCTACGCCGACCGCAGTTGGCTCCCAGAGTAGCGCTGATGTTAAAATTCAGGATCTCTCTTCGGCACAAAAGACGGATGAGATGTTCCAGAATTATTTGAAGGGCACGGAGGACCGAATTAGGCAGACATTTCGCGTTCCGGCTGGATTTTTGGGTGGCACAGGGGCTTATTCTTACGGCACATTGAAGGTCGCGAAATTGTTGGGCGAGGAGCAGGTGTTTGGCCCGGAGCGTAAGCGCCTAGATAATATGGTGAACAGACTTATATTGCGAAAAGGCTTTGATATTTGGAACTGGGCATATAAAACCAAGGCTGCCGAGGTTGCAGGCCCAGACGAGATAAGACAGGCGATTTCCTCGATGGTTAACGCAGGTGCGATGAGCATAAACAATAGTGTCAAATTGGCTGGAGACGCCCTCGGTAGGGAGTTTAGCGAGTTCGACGCACCTTGGGCTAACTTTCCGCTACCATTGGTTCTCAAAGTACTCGATAAGTTTGGAATGATTGACGGCATGGAGGAGATAACAGGACAGGGACCGATGCCGCCTGATTTATTGGATGTCACACCTGCCTTACAGGAGGCACCTCAAGAAATTGATGATGGGGGTGGGGGAGATGAGGGGGCTACCCTCGAACTTTCAGCAAAGGAGGGTTCAAGCCCTTTTGATGATCGGGGAGCTGTATGGGCGGCAGCTCCCCGTTATTCTTTATATGCCTATCAGACCCTTAGAACGATGGTCAGGGATGCTTATGCTCAGGCCTTTGACGCGCTGACTCGTGATGCCGTCGAAGTAAACAAAGGTGACACAATCGAGGAGATGGTTGATCGTATTGTTGAGAAGATAGCGTCAGAAGCCGTTTCCTTCCTTCCCCCTAAGCAAATACAGGCAATCTTTGCCAGGATGTATAATCAGATCCATGAGACTGCTAGGGGAGAGGTGTTCAGACAGGTAAAGAGTAAACTAAGAAAATATGAACAGTTTGAGCAGCTTCCTGGTTTGCCTCAAAATTGGCAGATGGATTGGAATCTAGCAAATCAGGAGGCAACGTCCTATTTCTCAAAGCTCGAAAGTTCATATTTAAGCAAATACATAGCCCAAGGCCCAGCAACAAACCAACTTCGTAGTTTCCTTCAGACACATTTTGTTGATATGGGGGCGTCTCCTGGAGACCGTAATGCCCTAAACGGCATAAAGCAGTTAGTTGAATCTCCTGGGCTCCTCAATAATTTACAGGGCCGTTCTGATAGCTATTTGAAGATGATGATCCAGACCGGTGTCGCGAGGGCACAGAATTATGGGTCGTTACAAGCAATGCACGCTATGGGTGTTAAAACCTACAAAGTCACAGGCCCGCGCGATATGAAGACTTGTATGCTGTGTTGGAATATGATGGATCGAGTTGGGGACGTTTCAAAGGATCTGAATCATTGGAAGAACAGCATGACATACGAAGGAAATAGCGAGTCACATCATGGTATTGATGTTGTCTCTATTGTACGGAACTATCGAGGGCAGGAGGATTTATTAGCAAATACAACAACTGCACAGATACAGGCACATATACCAGCCTCTCCACCATTCCATCCTAATTGCCGACACACTATAGTGGTTGAAGAATTCGCTTTACCTGAGGCTAAGGTTGTGCCACCAGTTTCCCCAGCTAATGAGCAGGAGATAATTCCCGGCATTACTCCTGGAAATAATGTGTCTGATCCTATTGTTTCTCCAGTAAAAATCGATATAACACATGACGGGGTATTAAAATTTTTATTGGATTATGAGAAAGATGCCCAGGCATTGTCGGAAAGAGTGTCAAAATTTGTTCCTGTTGAGTATCCAATATCAGATAATTATTTTAATGTTAAAGTGTTTAGAGATCCAAATAATGGTGATTTGTGGATGTATAAAAGTGCTGACTTTTTTGGGGCTAATAATGAGGTTGCTGCTTATAAAATAGGACAGATTATAAATCCAGGTGGGCGTGTTGCTGTATATGCTGGAAAAGTTGTGGAGAACCTTGGTTATCAAGAAGGCGTATTTGAGCGGTTTATACCAGATAGTTTAATTGAGTCAAAGGAATTGTCATT